CGGACCACACGCCGACTATCTGGCCGGGAGCTTTCGGCGACGGGAGGGTCACCGTGTTCGCGCCGGTCATGAACACCAGGTCGCCATTAACGGCGGTATACGGGGCGGACTTGGCGACGATAGCTCCTGCCCCTGGGAGCAGCTGAAGCGTGGACGCCTTGTACGTGATGTTCGAGTTGGTGATGGATGTAGCGCCCGCAGCGACCGCGATCTGAGCGATGACCTCCGAGCTCGCCGGAACTGTCGGCGCAGCAGGAGCACTTGTCGGCGATCCAGTGACGATCTGCAGTATCGCCTGGTTGAAGGATCCGCCGTAGATCGCGTCCTGGACCGTCACGACGACGAGGTCGATGCGGGGGTTGGTCGGATCCGGAGTGGAGATGGCCAGGTTGACCGTGCCGTCGTTGTACGCACAGTAGTTGCCCTGGTTGGTGAAGTTCGCGACAGGCCCGGTGTACGCCGTCTGCGCCCCGCGGTTGGGATTCATCCCCTGTGTGCCGCCCTGGGTCCCCGGGACCCAAAGGACACCCGCGGGGACGTCAACGCTCAGGTTCGCCCCTGCGCCACGCTGGACCACCTGGAACCCGCCCGGAACGACACCGGTGCCGAGCAGGAGCGATTGCATCGCCTGTCGGAATAGCGCCGCGGAATGGTTGTCGGCGCTGATGACGTAGGCTGGGGTCTCGAGCGCCATTAGTTCTTGCTCCCTTCGAGCTCAGCGACTCGAGCGCGGAGCTCTGCGAGCTCGGTGCGGAAATCGACCGGTGTGGGTAGACGATGATTGGACTTTCCGCTGCCCTTGCACGGCGCGCACTGGGTGCCCGCGCCGGGACCGCTCACCAGGCCATGGCCGTTGCAGAAGGGACAGGGCGGCGTGGGCCAGTGCAGACGCAGGACCCATCGACCCGCCTTGGCGAGTGCCTTCTCGACGACAGTCAGATCCTCCGCCAGTACGGTGATCCACCCGGTGGCGGCGTCGATCTCGAGCCCGTGGGATACGTTGGCCTCCGGCTGCTCGTCGACGTTTGCGCCCAGACGATCCAGCTTGTGGAGGAGTGGCGCGCGCCCAGCGAGTGGACCGGATAGGACTGCGGTGAGCTGCATACTGCCTCCTTAGAAGGGTCCGTAAAGCCAGCCGGTGAAGACGGCGGACGTATTGAACTCCGCCATGCCTTGGAAGTCGCAGACGAGCCGGGGGTTCCCGGCGTCGTCGCAGAACATGATGCCATTCACTGTCGAGTACGCTCCGCCGGGGCCGCCGGTCCACACGAGTTGTCCCATGCGGATTATCGGGTCGTTGCCTCCGCGGATGACGTCGACGCCCCATCCGGATGTGTACTTATTGCCGAACACCGGGAACTGGGGGAGCACTCCGAGCCGGAGTACTGGGTTCCCCAGACTGTCGCTGATCACGGTCTGCTGCTGCGAAGTCAGCGCGTCGATAAGGCTACTCTCGTTGGCCAGATGTTTGAACAGCCGCATCGCCTTCGGGGAGATGACGGGAGGCATCAGAAAGGTCCGAATAGCCAACCGGTGAAAGTACCGGCGTTGTTGAATTCAGCCATACCCTGGTAGTCGCAGATGAGTCGCGGGTTACCAGCGTTGTCCAGCAACATCATCCCGTTGATCTGCAGGTATGTGCCCCCGGGACCCCCGGTCCACAATATCTGGCCAATCCGGATGATCGGGTTGGACGCGGATCCAGACGCGCCACCGATCTCGATATCGACACCGAACCCGGACGTGTACTTCGCGCCGAATACGGGGAATCGCGGCAGCACGCCGAATCGAAGCACCGGATTCCCGACGCTGCCGCTCAGGACGGCCTGCTGCTGCGATGTCAACGCGTCCACCAGGCTGGCGCGGTCCGCCATATGCTGGAGTAGACGCAGGGACTTGGGTGGAATGACGGGCGGCATCAGGCTGGCGGCGTCTGCGGGACCGTATTCGGCGGGATATTCATCGTGATCTTCACGGTCGACAGTCCTTGATCGGCGATGGTCACGTCGTGGCGGACGCTGCGGAAGTAGTAAGCTAGTCCGTTCGGGAATCGAGGACACACCGGCGGTAGCGATCCAGCGAGTTTCGGCACGTACAGGAGCATATCGTCGCCGACTTTGTACTGGCCGAACTGCGGGTAGCTACCGAACAGCGGCATCGTGACCTCGGGCACCGTGAATGGGTACGCGTGTACGGACAGATCCGCGAGTGCGAGCGCCTGGAGCAGCGCCGCCGGAGTGGTCGAGCTCGAGTACGCTGCGTGGGAGATGACTTGCTCCAGCAGCGGCCAGCCGTCCGAGAACGCTCCGTCCCAGATGCTCTCCGTCGACGTGCCGCCGGACGCGCCGATCATCTCGACAACACCGTTCGACTGCTGTGTACCGTCCTCGTCGTAGTCGAAGTCGATCGCGTTGGACACGTCGATCACGAACTCCGTCGTACCGGCCGGTCGGCCGCGGCGCGGATAATCCAGGGTGATCACAGGCACTGGCACGCCCGCCACGTACACCGGGTCATCGGCGAAGTCGATTCCGACCTCGTACCCGAGCTGCTGCAGCTGCGTCACCAGCGAGCTCACGGACTGTTGCTGCGATATAGCGGACACCATCGTGATCCAGTTAGCGGTCGGGGCTTCAATCGCAGGCGGCACGATAGTGATCGGCACGGAGTGCGGCGACGCCAGCGCGTCAGCGAGAACCAGACCGGCGATATCCCCGGCGCTGCCGCCCGGGGCTACGGCCCAGTTGGTCGAGTAGTCCTTGGCCTGCAGGCGTTGAGCGAAGTAGGTCCAGAAGCTCGAGCCGGTTAGCGCCACCGACTGCTTGGACATGGTGTACTTCCGGCCGGTTATGACGCCGCCGTATGCGATGAACGATCCGTCGTCGATGTCGATCCATACGGCAGTCTTCCATGGCACGGTCGCGTTGATCCAGTTGGAGTTGATGACGCTCGGGTCCTCCACCGGGAGCGTCCCTCCGAACGGACCCGCACCGCACAGCACCTGGCTGAACGTCACTCCCTTCAAAGGGAGCTCGGCGAGTGTCTTGAACGTCACCAGGTCGGTGAACCGATACGTGATGTTGTGACCGTCTAGCCGCATGTCAGAGCTGCCAGGCGCTAGCCCACTGGATCTGGGCCGTACCGCCGGTGTCGACGCCGTCCCCGGATCCGAACTGGATCGTATTGTTGCCCGCCATCAGGTCCCACCAGACAGAACCGAAGGTCAGCCACCCCTCGACCGGCTGCGGGCTCCCCGCGCCCACGCCGCCGACATAATAGAGCACATTGTGATTCGGGCTCAGGTCGACGAGCAGCTGGTCGCCCGCGAGGACAGTGAACGTGGTCTCCGCTGGATTCACGAAGGTCAGGCGGGGCGATCCGGCGATAGAGATGTTCTGTATCCACGGGTTGGTCAACGGACCCGTGAAGACTACTATAGGGCGCATCTCGGTGTTGCCCAGGTTATTGAGCGTTACCGAGTTCGGTGTGGTACCGCCGAAGGTGACCGGGAACGGTCCGACCGGGAAGGTAAGTCCGCCTGCTGGAGCGCCGAGCGTGAGAGTGTTCGCGTTGCCGCCCGAGTAGATTCGCGGGTCCGTGGCGTGCCAGGTGACTTTCGGCTTCCCGATCTGCGCCGCGGCATAATCCGAGTCGTACGTCATGGGACGCTTGCGCGCTCGCGCCATGATAGCCATGACCTGCAGATTCGGGAGCTTGAACCAGAACGGCAGCTCAGTATTCAACCCATCCAGCAGCGCGCCCGCCAGGATCAGCTGGGAGCTCTGTAGTGACACACCGTTCGACTTCATCCACAGGTCGGCGCTAAAGTCGCGTCCGGCGTAGAAGTCCGTGCCGATGAACTCGCCATGGTCGCGCGCGAATGCGGGATCCTGCGACCGGATAGTCGCCAGGTCGAGTCCCTGCAGGTTCATTAGACCCCACGCAGTCCCCGCACCGAACGTCAAGCCGTTGTACTGGAACTGCCAGTCAGCCAGAGTAGGGGGAGTTAGGGAAGGGGAGGGGAAGGCCATCAGGGAGCGGTGAGGATCGGCCGGAGAGCGTCGTAGTTCGGAGTCGGCACCGGCACGTAGTCGATCGTGTTCACTCCTCCACCAGCGGCGGTCGCCGTGGTATTCGCAGTCGTAGCCGTCGTGTTCGCGTTGAGCGAGCTATCCAGCGTTACCAGCTGGGAGATCAGGGACTCGATCGCCTTCAGTGTGGCGTCGGCGTCCGGTCCGGACAGAGTGCCCGAGGCGAGCGCCTGAAAGTCTGTACCGAGTGCACTATTGCCACGACCGAAGTAGTCAGCGGAGTCCTGGTAGAAGCCCTGGCTGCTGTTGCCCGACTCCAGGTTGCTGACTACGTTGGCAAGGTTGGCCATCAGATCCGCGCCGGAGTGACCGGCGAGCGGCATTTCCTGCGCCGCTACTGACTGCGCCGCGGTGTTGACACCCAGGGTCGCACCGGCACCGTAGAGCGAACCGGCGGCGGAGGAGTTGTTGGCGTACGCGGTCGCCTGCGCCTGGAACGCGGACACCATGGCGGCGTAAGCAGCGGCGGCCTCCTGCTGGGCGGCGAGTGCAGCTGCAGCCTGCAGCGCGGCGGTTTGATTGTTGAGCGCCGTCTGGTACTGGGCCAGGATATCCTTGCCCAGGTCGATCATACCCTTCTTGTGTGTCGCGTCCAGCTTCTCCACCATCTGGCCCAGGGCCTTCGTGTGGGAAATGTTCAGTTGGGTATTCAGCGACGACAGCGACTTCGTCTGGTTCGCGTCGAGCAGTCCGTTGAGGATGGAGTTCCCGGCCTTCGAATCCTGGACGATCTTCGCGTGAGCGGCTTTAGCGTCAGCGGTCTGCTTCTTCTGCTCGGCAGTGACCGCGGCGAGCATCTGGTTGCCTTGCTTGGTGAATCCTGCTGCGACCCCAGCGCCCATACCGTTGAGCCACGGCGGGACCGTGATCGCGGACGCAGCTGCGGACGCCTTAGTCGACTTCGCCTTCGCTGGCGGATTAATGATCGCGTTGACAGCAGCGTTTGCGCCACCCGCACCGGCGTACTGAGCCGCAGCTGCGGCGCGCGGGGCGAGGGCGGACGCGCTCTGGTCGGCCGGAGCTTCGTACGTATGCGCAGCGATAAGCGCCGCTACCTGGGGGCTCGACGCCGAGTTGAGGGCAGCCTTGGTGGAGGACCCCGAGAGCTCCTGGGCGATGTAGGCGTACTGTACGGCGACGTCGGATGGGGACTTGCCCATCTTCTTCGCCAATGCAGCGAGGCCCGCCTGGCGCGACGCGTCAGTCCATTGTACCAGGCCGAATCCGGAGCCAGCCGCCTGTGCCTGAGCGAGTGTACCCTGCGCGCCGCCCTGGAGGGTATCTCCCTTCCAGTTGCCGTCCTCGCCGCCGCCGATGTTCCCGGCGATGCCCGCGGCAGCATTCTGTGTGAAGCCTTGCGTCTTGAGGTACGCGATCAGCGACGACGCGCTGCCTTGCGTGGCGGACGGCGATGCCGTCGCGGTCGCGACTGCCTTGGCCTTTGTAGCCGCCAAGTCGCCGACTGTGATCGCCTTCTGCATCGACGCGATCAGCGGATCCAGCTGCGCCTTATCCTGCGGCCACTCCTTCGCGAGCGCCTGCGACGCCGCGATGATCTTGCGGATCCCGGCGTCGCCCGTCGTGCCGTAGTTGTCCAGCGCGGCGGTCGCCTGCTTGAGCAGAGTCTGGTTGTCCGTCGCCCACGGGTACGCGCCGTGCTTGCCGCCCGACGCGTTCCCCATCGACTCGAGCCAGTTCGCCTCGTCCGACTTGGAGAACGGGGACCCGGCCTTCTGGAACGCTGCGCCCGTGGCGTTGCCAGTCTTCGTGTAGTTCGTCGCCAGCGCGTTGTAGCCCAGGATCGCTGCGCCCACAGCGGCAATCGGACCAAGCATGGCCGTAAATGACGCACCAGCCGCGACATTGTCTGCCTCGATAGTAGTATCGGCAGCGCCGACTTCGCCGACCGTAGCGGTCTCGGCGAGTCCGATCTTCGTGGTCGCGCCCTCGGCGGCCGTGCTGGTGCCCGCGAACGAGTAGGATACTGCCGCGTTCTTGGCGACGATATCCGATGATGCAGCGTCAGTTTCCGTGGCCGTAGCGGTACTCGCTGCGCCTACGGCACCGATCTTGGTCTTCGCTGTGTCTGCGCTACTGCCCGCGGTCGTGAATGCGCTGGTCAGTGTGGAGGTCAGGTACTTGGCGAGAGTACCGATCTCCTTGTACGCCGACTGCACGGACCCGATGAACTTCGCCATCTTGTCGACGACGAACGCGCCTATGGCGAGGCTGAGCACGGTGCCGACGGTGACAGCCAGGGCTTCCGCCACGGCCTTATTCTTCATCAGCCAGTCGACGGCGGTCGTGACCGCGCCGATCATGGTCTGGATGACCGGCAGGACCACGTTACCGATCTTGATCCCCAGGTCGACCAGGGTCGCCTTCAGGGTCTCTATCGTACCCTGGAAGGTCTTAGCCTGCTTCTCCGCAGCGGTGTGCGCGGTCCCAGTCTTGTCGACGGCGGCAGCGGTCGCATCGTATACCGGGATGCCGTCCTGCATGACCGTGCCCATGAGCTTTGAGGCTCCGGCACCGAACAGGACCTTCTCGGCGTACAGGCGATTCTTCTCGGTTAGCCCATCCAGGGCGGGACCGAGCTGCGCCACCACACTCTTCATACCGACGAACTGGCCGGACGTGTTGAACAGGTCGACGTGCAGCGCCTGCAGCATACCGCTGGTGGCCTTGGACTGGCCGAGCAGCGTCGTCAACGCGGAGTTGACCTGCATCGCCCCGCGCGCACCCTGGGCCGCGACGTTCGGGAACGCCATGAGCGTGCCGACGTCCGTGAGGCTTGGCGCGAGCTCGCCCAGACGCCCCTTCAGCTTCGCCATGATCCCGGCGAGCGTGTCGATCGGCGTGCCCGTGCGACGGCTGACGTTGTACATCACGTCAGTCGCACCGGCGGCCTGGCCCACCGACAGGTGGTAGGCTTGCATAACTCGCGCCAGGTCCGCCGTGGTACTACCGAGATTGTTGCCGCTCGCCTCCGCCAGGTCCGCTGCGGCCTTCATCACCGTGAGCGAGTCCGCAGCGTTAAGCGCGTGCCCTTCGGTCGCCTTCAGCTGACCGGCGACTCCGGCGTACGCCGCCATCATCGTTTGCGCCGAGAATGTGGTCTTCCCAGCGGTGTTGACGAATGCGTCGGCGATGCTCTTGGCGGCCTTCGCGCCGATCCCGGCAGCGTTCGCCATCTGGGTAGTGGAAGTCTGGTACTTCGCCGCGAGGTCCGCCGACGCGCCTATGATGACGACGGCGGCTGTGGTGGCGGCCTTGCCCATCCCCACAAAGGAGGATACGACGCTGGAACTATTCTTCTCGGCGCTCTTCGCGATGTTCGCGTTCTGGACGTCGGTCTCCGCGGCGAAGCCCTTCATCTCCGTCTTCGCCTTCGCGATACCGGCGGAGAAACCAGCGGTGCCCGCGACGACCTCTGCTACGATCGGGGGGAGGTAGTTACTGTTTGCCACGGGTTCACCCCCTTATTGCTGCTGCGTATTGCTTGACCGCGTCCGCCAGGATGACCGGGCGCATGGCGTCCACGGCTGGTTTGACGTACGGGTTCTCGTGCTGGTTGTACACGCGGCCGAGCGAGTCGGCTCCCACGAATCCGAGCTCGAGACGCCGCGAGTACACCATGCCGGGACCTGTCTTGGAGGAGAATCCGAGCTCGACGGGGAGGGGGCCTTCCGAGTGCCAGGATCGCCGGTTTGTGCCGGTGACGACTCGGGTTCGGGACATCCCCTCCCGCTGGATAGCGAGCGCGCCCTTTATGCTGACATCGGCTGCTGCGGCCTCCACACGGAGAACCATCGCGTCCATAGCCAGCTGTGTCGCTCGGTCATCGACCGGCACGACGGCGCATCTTCGCTTCGCGCAAGTCCTTCTCCATATCGTCGAAAGCCAACGCCCAGTCTACACCGACCGCTGGCTCGTCCAGGAACTGCTCGTGAGTCAGTCCTGGATAGAGACGTCGGTATCGGTGCTCTCGCCATCGTCGGACGACCTCGTCGTCTCCTCGTCGGACGAAGACTCCCCGCTGTCCCTCGAGACGCCATCTGTGTCGTCCGAGGGCTGCGTAGGGCTTTCGGGATCAGGGCTCGCGTCGAAGTTCTCCGGCGCAGCGACGTTCGCGCCCACTTCGCTCGTGGCGAGGGCGAGTGCGTCGTACACGTCCTGTTCCAGGTCACCGATGGTGTCCAGGTTCGGCAGTGGCTCGTCCAGCGTCCATGACGCCAGCGACGCGACGATGGTCGCGTCCTGGAGCTCGAACAGAGTAGTAGCCTCCTGCCGCGTGAGCGACAGGGTCTCGACTTCCGTCTGCTTGAGCTGCTCTGCCGGGATGTTGTCCGGCAGTTTCGCCATGGCTGCCGAGGCTGCCACTGCAGCAGCCTCGATCATGCGGCGGTGGCGGATCTTGATGTCCAGACGGTCACGAAGCTCCGCCGTCCCGCCGGGGATTTCTACTGTCCTCATGTCAGACCTCCTTGGTCCTGTGGGTGGCTCAGTACGAGCCGGTTTGCGCGTTCGCGACCGTGATCTTGATCGGCGACACGCCGCCTGCGAGTGCATCCGTCGTGGACGGGAGCAGCTGAACGTCCAGCGGCACCTCGGCCCATTCCTTCGATCGGTCGATCGCGCCGGTGAGGAACTTCGCCTTCGTGCTGTGGAAGTTGATGGCGAAGCCGGAGCTCGTATCCGTGAGAGTGAGATCCAGCGACGTCACCGTCCCCGCCTCGTACGTGGCGAGCTCGGGCTCGGTCGGCGAGGCCAGGACCGTCAGCTTCAACGTGGCCTCGATCGCGTTCGCGAGGTACTGGTAGTACGCCTGCGTCCCGGTAATCGCCGGGACCGGCTTGACCGAGCGCTTCAGGTCGAACTCCCAGGTGACCAGGTAGCCGATCTGCGTGCCGCCGATGGCGACATCGACTGTCCAGCCCGGAGGAGCCTCGACCGCCGAGAAGCTCGGCACCGGCGTGGTCGGAGTGACCGCGGCGTTGGCGAACAGGGCGGTCGTGTACTTCGGCAGCACATCTGCCCCGCCGTTGATGTTGATGTTGTCGAGCTGCGCGGCCGTGAGCTGACGCCACACATCACCCGCGTAGTCCGTCACCGTGAGGCTGGGCGGCTGGTTCCCGGTCGACGGGCTATTGTTCAGCAGGCTGAACGCGTGGCTCGTGAGACCGGTGACCGTTGCGAGGTTGGCGTGCGCGTACTTCGTCGGGTACTGGAGCGTCGGCGAGGTGCCGGTGCCCGTAAGCAGCACCGTCTCCTGGACCGAGGTCCCAGCGTCGAGCACAACGTACGTGCCCGTGGTGACTGACGCGGTCGTGGTCAGCGAGGTCGCCCCGGCGACTGCAGGAGCAGCCAGCGTGGTATTGCTCGACTTGGCGGTGACGTTGTCGCTCGACCCGAGTAGCGCCCGGACCAGGACCGGGAAGCTGTCCAGGTACGGATAGCTGTCCCAGCCGTGGCTGTCGTAGCGCAGTCCGGCGATTTCGTCGTAGATCTTGACCATCGACCCCTGAAGGGTCTCGTCCGGCAGGAGCGTGAGATCGGGCTTGTACTTCGGACCCATGACGGGGACCCAGACGGTCGGGTAGACCGCGGTTCCGCGCGTGGCTTCGATGGCCAAGCCGATCTCAGTCTCGGGGACTGGAAGGGCGCTCTGGAAAGTCATGAGTCTGGGTTCTCCTTATGGGTTGACATTCCTACGGGGTGACAGGTCCGGCGATCCACTCCCAGGCTTCGAACTGCACGATGCCTGGAATGCAAACGGTCATCCCGTCCGCGGAAGTATACGGCTCCTTCTGAGCGTGGCGGATGCCCGCCGATGGTGCGCCACTCAGCCCGGGGTTCTCCCCGGCCGACCAGATCACGGTCGGTGCAGCCAAAGTTGGGTCGTTGCGTATCGCCTGGATGATCTCATCCACGATGGTGTCGTAGTCCTGCTGCGAGGCGATCGGGTCGCCGCCGGTGTTGGCGAAGAACAGCTCCAGGAACACGGTGTGCACTTCGGAGTCGTTCTGCGCGCCGCGCCCGGTATCCGCGCGGCGGGTCCGGTCGTCGTCCAGGATGCTGACGACAAGAACACAAGCGGACCCGGTGGCGCTAGCGACGACGGTGCCCATCATGTTCTGCTCGTAGTCGGTCTCGTTGATGTAGCTGCGAGCGGGGAAGACCGTACCCACGAAGCTGATACCCGCGTTCTGGAAGTATGAGGTCACCGCAGCGCGGACCGCCGCTCTACCCGGCATGCCTACTGCGCCAAGTAGACGGAGGTGAACGGCTTCAGCAGCTTCTCCGCGATCTCGAAGTCCTCGAGCCCGCCTGCGTCGGCGAGCGCCTGCTTAGGTGGAGGAGTCCCCGGAGTCTGGGGTAGGACTGCTGCGCGCGTGCCGCGCGTCTTGATCAGGCAGGATACCAGGGAGATGGTCGCCTGCTCCACCGCCCATGGGATGGCGGTCACTCGGACGGTGTCCGGTGTCGGTGTAGTCGGGATCGTGTGGTCGTACTGCAGCGGCTGCGCTAGGTTCAGCGTCAGACCGCTGACCGACGTTACCACGATCACCTCGGTGGCGGCACCGTCGTGGATGGTCAGCTGCGTGCCGTCGTAGATGCCGAACAGCACCGCGCCAGCCGGAACTGCCGGAGCCACCTGTATCGAACTCGAGCCCTTGGTCGCGTCTGCCGTGAGCGCCGTGTGCGGGAATCCGCTCACGTACTCCCAGATCGCGTACACCCCGCCGCGGTACGTCGGGAATCCGCTGAAGAACGGCTGCGGACTTCCCTGCCACGCACCTGGGACCTGGATGGTCTTTCGCTTGATGAAGATGTTGTTGGCGACGTCCTGAGTGACGTCTGACATCTGGCTTGGGACGGGACCCAGCGCCAGCGCGTTAACCTGCAGGATCGGCTTGTACGAGCAGATCAAGATGAGCGATCCGTCAGGCTTCGCCTTGATCCAGTTCTGCTCCGTGGTCGGGCTGGCAGCAAGCGTACCGTCTGCCCGGTGGTAGCACATCGTGTCCACCCAGTCGCTCGCCCGCCAGATGACGTTGGCGAGCTCGGCGAGGTTCGCCGCCGGGTTGCCACCGGGGACCAGCGTGTTTGTCGCCACGGAGGTCGGTGCCTGCTTGTACTCCGACGGCGAGATGTACGGCACGCGTCGGAAGAAGCTGGCGACCGCCGGAGAGACGATCGGGGTGGCGAATGGAGTTGGAGTGAAGGGCGGTGCGGGTGTGCTCATGTCGCCTTTGGTATGTCGTTGAGCGAGAACGCTTCCTGACGGGTGGTGATCCCGCGGAACGCGCTCCGCATGCCCTTCCCTTCGGCCTGCCTGCGCATCGGTAGTACGACCGCACGTGCGCGCGCACGTCGCTCGCGCCGGTTAGGTGCGGGCGGGAGGCTGGACAGAGGGACAAGTACCTTTTTGCGGTCCCACGTGGTCTCAACGTAGGCTTTTCCGCGTGCGTCGACCACCACGACGGGCTTGCCGGTCTTCCGGCCGTGCTCCAGGACGGTGGCGATCCGCTTGAACAACCCAGCGCGATCCTCGTCCTTCCACTTCTGATTATCAGCGCGGACGACGGTCGGCTTCTTCAGCTTCCTGAACATGGGTGCTCCTTCCCGCAGGCGCACAGTCCGTCGTAGACGTGATGGTGCGCCACGTTTGGCTCGTGTAAGCACGGAGTAAACCCGGCACGCACGAGCTTCGGGTTGATCTCGCAGTCCAGTCGCTGCCAGTTGCGGACTGGGAGGTCGCCCATGAACGACGGCAAAGTTTTAAGCAGGCGCTCTGAGAATCGGGTGCAGCCCAGGCTTCGCTTCAGCAGATGATCGGCTCCGTCGCCGTGGTTCTTGCCGTAGCCCGGTCCTCCGTAGGGGAAGATGCACCAGTCGCCGTCGCACACCTCGAGCTGAGGGATCACGTCGGCGTGTATCTCGATGTCCTGCTCTACTATTAGGAACGTCTCGCCGTCCCCCCACCAACCTGCCAGCAGCTCGTAGTACTGCTCCGGCCGGTAGGGGTCTATCAACTCGCGCTCAGCGCCCGGGGCGAACTCCTCGAGCGCTGCCAGCGCGAACGGGTGTGGCGAGGTGTGAGGGAATACGACCCTCACGCGCGATCTGAGGCTCGCTTCGATTTCGGATTCGATGGTGTGGACACAACCTCGTCGCCAGGCGGGAACGGATTGTCCCCCTCGTACCAGTCAGGCTGGCGAGTGTAGAACTCCGCGACGTCGCTCGGCACGTCGAAGTTGCCGTCGCCGTCGACCTCGTAGGTCACGCCGTTGTGAACGATGCGGTCGACGTCCGACCGAACCAACGATTCGCTTGCCTCGCGAACCGTGCCACGCTGCGGGTCGAGTCGGTACCCATACGTCCTCTTAACCTGTACACTGTGGATCTTCATTTGGACCTCCTGTTAAGGTGTGCCATCCCGCGCGCCGACACCAGGAGGTCGTAGCGCGTCGCAGCGGGATGGCAGTGGATTCGAGACCGATCTTACTCCTACTTGACGTTGGAGACGATCGCCTGCGCGACGGGTGCCCTGTTGACCAGGGTCTCCATCGAGCGGATCTCGAAGTCGTACCGCGGACCTCCCCCGACAACTCCCGGGTTGTAGTTCGCAGCGTAGTCGAACCGCATCGTGTCGTACTGACACCGGACCTCGTAGACCGAGCCGATGTTGCTCCCCGGGAAGGGGACGCGATCGGTACGGGCGATGATCGTGCCCGGGGCGACCCGGGGGTGCACTTCGATCATGACCGGGACTCCGCCAGCGGCCTTGTTGATGTAGCGTCCGATGTACCCACCACCGGTGAGGTTCGTACGCGCATCAGCGTCGGTCGGGGGCAGGAAGGTCAGCGCCGCCGAGGTGCCGAGCAGCAAGCCGCTCAGTTCGTCACCCTGGAGGGAGTTGACCATGTAGGCGGTCGGCGAGAGCTGCACCGAAGCCCACAGCGCGTCGTTGATCTGGTCGAGCACGTCAATCGCCGCTCCCGAAGCCGAGGGCGCATTGCCCCCGAAGTCGATGAACGTCGCACCGGACGCGTTGCCGCTGCCCGGAGTGACCGGACCGAGGCTCCCGTAGTCACCCAGCGTGCTGGCGATGACGCCGTTGTACCAGTTCTGCGACCACGTCGTATCCGCGGTAGGCGGAGTCGCGGACGGAGTACCGGCACTGATCAGCGGCAGGTTCGGAACAGCCTGCGCCGCGGTCGGGACGAACGTGATCTTGACGCTCGCGACGGTGGTCGTGGTGTAGTA